AGCCAGGGAGGATAGGCGGGGGATTGGGGACCGGGAAATCGGAATAGGCGGGCGGGGATGGGGGTAGGAATGACAACGGGGCCGGATGGGTACATGGGTAGCCCCCGGGTCGGATCGGGCAAATTTAGGCCCCGGAAACGGCCCGGGGAAAACGATCCACAGACAAACAACTGCAATCAACCACCAAATCCCGGATCAATCGCCCGCCGATCCGGGGATGACTATCCGAGCCACAAGCAAAAACCCCCGACGGTTAGGCCGGGGGTTTGGAAGTTGCATGGCGTAGCCATGAGTTATGCTTGCCTGATCGATTCAATCAATCCTACTAATCAAATTATCCAATCGAACTGATCAATGATGATTAGCCCAACTCAGCCAATAGCGCATCGGTATCCACCGACTTGACCGGGCCGCGCGAGGCCTTGATGGCTTCGAGGATTTCGGCGATGGCCGGGATTTTGCGCAGGGCTAGTTGTTCCTTGCGAGTCATGGACTCGTATTTGGTCGCGGCGGACTCGGGGGATTTACCGTTGTCGGTTGCCCACTGGATGAATGCGCGGCGGATGATGCCAGCCGGGGATGAATCGACGCCTTCGCCCGAACGCTTGTTCCATTCGCCGTCGTTAAGCCGATCGACTACGGCCTGCATCGCGGCGTATTTGTCTGCAGGGGTAGCGTCCTTGCCGAGCGCAGCGGCATCGGAAACCTTTTGCACCAGTCCATGGATCATTGCGCGGGTGCGGATGTCGTCGGTCAACTTCGACGGATCGAGATTGATCGGAGACTTTTGGCCCTCAACAACGAAACGGATTTGGTTGTCTTCGACGACAACGGAAACGACAGAATTTTTCTTTGCCATGATGGCTGACTCCAGGGTTCGGCGGGGGAAATTCCCCGGGAACGATTTGGGTATATTCCCCGGGGAATTTGATTGCAAGCGGAAAATGCAAAAAAATCTTCGTGCCGACGAAAATAGTTCCCGGAATAGGTGCCTACGCGCGCGCGTGAGTCATTATATACGCGCGAACGCGCATGGGGGTGGATCAACCGCATGGGGGCAACGCCCTCGTATCAGCTTGACCATTAATCACTAATCCCTATTCCCTTTCAATCAATAATCAATCCCAATCCAAGTAATCAAAATTCCCAAACAATTTCAGCATAAAGTAGAAAAGAACCTGAAAGAATTGAATGGAACAAGATCAATTGCCTACGGGTTTTAGCTTCATCCTCGAACCAGGAGACTTCTCATGGCCAAAGATCGCGAAAAGAATCCCGAAGATCACGAAGCTTCGGAAGAAGCCAAACAATCTCTTCGAATCCAGACCAATCAACAAAAATCCCAACCCGATCCTGATCAGATTCAGGAAGATTCAGCCAATCCCACGACTGAAGATGTTGTTCGGCCTCCCTCGAATCAGCCCAAAACCATCGACCCAGAAACTGGTAAGGTTCATTATTCCGGGGAAAGGTCCGAACTTCCGGGCGGAACTGTTCAGCACGAGGGGGAGTAGATAAAACCATTTGACCGGGAAACTAAAAAATGATCAATGGGAGAGACAAGGCCAATTCTTGCAAGGAGACAAACCATGGTACTGAAAAAGGACAAGGATAATTCGAAGACCCAGGACTCCGAAAAGGAAAAATCCACGGAGAATCAGCCTCAGGATCTCGACCATGCCCAAGGTGAAAGTCTCGGAGATAATCAAAATCCCACCGATCCCGAGAATAACACCTTCGTCGAGCAAGACGAACCCACACCAGTGATCGAATCGGAGGGGGATTATGCTCCTGTCGGGGCTCGCGGGAATTTTCAATATTCGGAACTAGGCTCGGATCAGCAAACCGAAAAAGTCCTTCCGGATTATGAAGAAGCCGCAACTAATCCTGCAGTCGCTTCTTCCTTCGATCAAGCGGTGGTCAATCCTGCTCGAGATCGGGTCAAGACCATCGATCCTTCGACCGGGCATTTGACCACCCACGGCGAGTTACGTCAAAAGCCCGTTGGTCCCCACGAAGGCGACGAGGAATAATCTACTTTTCCGGGAGGGCTAAAACTCTCCCGGAGTTTTTTGGAGTCGGCCAATGTCTCTTGATCTTTCCCGCGAACATAGAATCTTCCTTGCCCTTTGGCGCAAAGCCGCACGGGGGTATCCAGTCTCCTTCGATTGCCAAAGTCCTTCCGAAGCTCTTTCAACCCGCATGTCAATGTATCGGGCAATCAGACCATTTCGCCAGGATGAGTTCGAAGACCCCGAACTTTACCATGCGGCACAAAAATACGCGATCAAAGCCACCGGGGCGAATCTTTCCATTGTCGAAAAGCACTCGCTGAAAACGGCCGAGTTCGCAATGGAAGCTTTCGGACTATCCGAGGAAGATCTCCTAACCCCCGAAGAAGCCAAGATCAAATCTTCCATGGCTGAGTCATTGAAAGAACTCGAAACCCCCGAACCTCTTTCAGCCGAAAATCGTTTCTATTCCCGGAGATCCTGATGGCTCGATGGAAGATCCGTCACCCGAATCTTTATCCCGTTTACTACACCGATACAGTTTTGCGGGCGCATTTCTCTAAAGATTGGGAGTTTCTATCCGAGCACCTAACTCCCTATGGCGCGCGAATGGCTGCAGATCGATTCCGGGAATGGAGATTCTGTCTTCGCCATGCTGCCGGAGGCCGGGCTTATCCGATCGAGATGAATTTTCGGATCGAGACAAAAACCGTTGAACAAGTCAATGGCAAATACGCCATATTCGTCCGCGTTCGCCCGCGACGGTTGGCTAATCTCCTAGCCCTAAACCCGGAATTAGCCCATATTCCCTAATCTCAAACCCACGGTTGACTATTTGAGCGGGTTCATTCATATTGATTTCCGAAATAGCGGCGATCCAGCGGCTTTTTCCTCGAACCCGAATGAAGGAATTTTATCATGGCTACTGCAACGAAGGTTGAAAAGACTGCGATCCAGATGGAGGACGGTCGGACGGTTGAGTTCACTCCCAAACAGCGACTGGTCAAGACTTCCGAGATTGCCGAGGATGGCACTATTTCCGGTCGTTTCGACTTCCGCAACGGCAAGTCCGTTGTCTTTGTCATGCCTGCGGAACTGGTTTCCCGCTTCGCCGCGCACGGTATGGAGCAGAAGCTCGGTGATGCCGTTGCTGGCGAAAAGGACGAAGGCGATGCCTTCGAGGCTCTTTCGGATCTTGCCGCCCGCCTGACCAAGGGTGAGTGGACTGCGCAGCGCGCTGCCGGCGGCTTTGCGGGTACTTCGGTTCTGATCCAGGCGCTGGTCAAGCTCACCGGCAAGCCTGTCGAAGCGATCAAGGAGTTCCTCTCCGCCAAGACCCAGGCCGAGAAGCTCGCTCTCCGCAAGTCCGAGCGTCTCGCCCCGATCATCGCCGAGATCGAAGCCGAGCGGGCCAAGAATGCCCCGAAGTCTTCGGTCGATACCGATTCGCTTCTGGCGGAACTTGGTGATTCCGAGCCGACTGGGAAGAAGGCCAAGGGCTGAGCCTCCCTTTGGTCTTCTTGATCAATCCGGTTGGAGTGGTTCTGGGCTGACTCCCAATTTCTAACCGGCTTGGTCAATTACCCCTCCGGGAGCTTCGGTTCTCGGAGGGGTTTTTTTATTCTAAGTAATGGCCGGTCAGCGGGTTGTATTTCCCCGGGGAATGTGTATCAATAATTCCCGGGGACAATTCCGTCCCTGCAACCGGGAGCCCTTTCGTGGCAACTTTCTCCACTAATCCTGATGACAAAAATCTCTTACACTTGGATCAGCTTCCTGAAGATGAGCTAGGTGATTTTATCGAAGAGACGGCAGAATTTCTCTGCGATCAGTTACAAACCAGAATCCGGGAAAAGTTCGCCAGTCCCGATGGGGTTATTTGTTTCGGCTGCGCGTCGAACATTGCTACATTTCTGATCCAGGAAATGGTCCATCGCACCGGTGCGGGGCGGCATGAAGCTGCGAAGCATCTTATGAAAATCGCTCAGCACGTTCTCGATGATGCGATGATTATCAGCCCTATTACCATCATCGAGGCCAAGATGCAGTCCGCAGCCCGATCGGGCGAGAGTGTGGAAACCCTGACAAAGCATCTCAAAATCATCGCCGAAAAAGCCGGAATCGATGTCAGGATTCAGGAAATCAATCTCGGCGACGAAGCTGATTCAGGGACCAAGCACTAATGGCTTACAACAATTCCAGAACCTTTCAATACGACAAGTCCAAGCTAAAGGGAGTTCAACCTCCCTTGACTAAAAGCGAGATCGATCGCAACGAACGAATGGCCTGGGCCAAACGCCAGATGCAGCTCGCGGCCAATTGGCCTGAACCTGTCGAACGTAATCCGCGTTGATTTGTGGGGACTGGTGCGATCAGTCCCTTATAATGAGCCCGGAGGTTCAATAAGGAGTCAGTCATGAAAACGCTTAAAGAGATTTTTTTCGAGGCCGCGGACCTGATTGATGAAAGGGGTCGGGCAATTGATATCTTCTATGATCGGACTAAGAAGTGCTATTGCATGGTTGGCGCGATTGGACATGCAGCAGGAATTTTTGGTCCCGAGCAGGCTTTAGTATATCCTTGGAATTTTTGGGAAGATCCCATCATCGAAGAGGCTTGCAGAACTATTATAGGTCTTAATGCCCCACAATTCAGTGATGAGATTACCCTCTTCCAATTCAACGATAACAACTCCGCTGCAGATGTTGCCGATCTTCTTCGCAAAACCGCGGAGGCCTTATGACTCGCATTGATATCATCGCGGCAGGAGTTTTCATTCTTGCCTTGTTCCTCGTCCTGGCTTTTGCCACTTCCCTAATCGAGTCCGACTCTTTCTGCAGCCGGGTTCAAATAACCTTCGAGGCTAAATAATGTCCGATGATATTTTCGACCAGCTCGATGCCGACATTGCTCGGATAACTTCGAAAACCAAACTCGAAGAAGAAAAGAAGCGGCTCAACCAGCACATCCGCAAGACCAATCCTGATCGGAAGACCCGGATTCTTCTTGCCGGGGAAATCAAAGAGATCAACGAGCAGCTCGATTCGATCCAATGGTTTACCACTGCAACTGTTGCACTTTTCCAAGAACAACATTGCACCTATTGTGGATCGAAGCATCGGATCTTTCTCCAATTCATGAACCGGCAAGAAACGACTTCCGGCCCGAAGGTCCGGCGGTTAGTCCGAGCGACGAAGTCCCAAGTTGGACTGATCCACGAAGTCATCCTCGACAAAACCGAGACTTCCATCTGCGCAGATTGCGCGACAGATTTCGGTTTTGATCTGGATAATTCTTTCATATCCAAGTTCGGCGGGACATTAGCCGTACCCAGGGGGTACAAAATCGAAGAAGAGGAGTTACCAGAATGTTAAAGATGCTCAGAGCCGTCCACATGACGCGGGCGATAATTTCATCCTACACATGGTTCTGCCTACGGGTGCTGCTGGCCTATGGCATTTTCCTCGCTATCGGGTGGGCGATTAACCAGCTAGATTTTCCGGTGATGCCGTGATTTCGAAGGAAGGGGATTTGATAATCTTCGAGTGCGATCGGTGCTCGGACTTCTTCAAAACCTCGACCTATGATTTCCACGAGGCTCTCAGCCGTTTCCGCGAAGCTTCTTGGCATTCGGTTCAAATCGGAAATTCCTGGAACCACCATTGCCCTTCTTGCCACGAGGAATATCTTCTCGAACGCAAGAACCAACTCAGTAACCTTGCGCGTAAATTAAATGGAGAATCCTAATGTCCCGTGGTCGTAAAGCCCGGATTGATCGTCCGACTCGGATTGAGATCTGGCTGCCCGAATCTCTCGATGCCAAGCTTCGATTGGAGCTTTTTTCCGAACTCGAAGGCCGGGTACCTCATGGGAAACTCTCCGAACTCGGGGTGGAACTATTCACCCGTTGGCTTCAAGAAAGAGGAGTAACATTATAATGGTTAAGCCGATTCAGGGATTCCAGTCGTCTGACGGAATGATTTTCGATAACAATCTCAAAGCGCTTCAGCGCGAGCTGTTCCTTGCTATTATTCGTGGTGGTGGGAATGAAGGTTTCGCCAATACCATGATCTCAAACTTCGCAACTATCCGGCCAGCTTTTGAAGCCTATATGTCCGCGATGGATGAGACTAACGGGAGCGACGCCAATGTCGATTAAATTCATTGTCCAACCGCAGCGATCGAATGGAGTTGGCTATACCGATTGTGATGATAAAATCGCCACATCCTACGCAGTGATGAAGATCACAACGACTTCCCGTCGAGGCAGGAACTACCGCCATTTCAAAACCCTATCCCGGCATCAGACTCGAAACGAAGCTGAGACTCGTTGTGAGTCACATTCCCTCGGTCAGGCCGGACCACTCCGTCGCTATGTTCTTGGAAGGAGAATGAATCGTGAATAAATTCGACCAGCTTATCGGGAATGAGATCTTAAAATCCATGGGAGTTGATCCTGAGGCTTTTGACAAGGATCTGGAAACGACTTTCAAGTCCATGATGGAAATCATGATAAAGAGCGCTGAAGCTTACCAGCACCCTCACGCTCGACTGGTTTTCGTCGCAACGCTTCTCAGCCAATTCGAGTCCAAATCCATCGGGTTCCGAACTGCAATCGCAGCGCCTTCGGAAATCCACGAGTCCATCCATGAGCACGGGATGAAGTCTGCGCAAGAACTTCGTTCCGCCCTTTCAACCGCCGGGTTGAAATTCTAAGGGAGACTTCTAATGCCAGCATTTATCGGGATAAATCCAGGGAAAGCCTCGTACTTCGATCCGTGCCCGTTGATCGATCATGGGTTGATGTCGAAATGGTCCTATAACACCGCCAGCGCGGTCGTTCTGGCCCCGTTGCCATCCGTCCCGGGGGATTACGTCCTATACCTATCCCCCGACGTCACATGGGTTGCCGTGCCGGGATTAGGATTAGGCGGTAAACCCATCAACGGGCAGATAACCTTCCAGGGGCTCTATTCAGCCAATGGCAAGGATTGCCAGTTCAACCTCTCGTCCAAAACCCCACAAGCAGTCAAGTGCTCAATCTTCCGATCTCAGGATGCGCTCTCCAGATCCTTGTGGAAACCCGAAGCCATAGCCTTAGGCTCGAATTTCCTCGTCAGTCGCTTTATGGACTGGTGCGATGTCAACGATACCAAGTCTCCTTCATGGGTAACTCCCGACGATACGAAGAATTTCTACGCCGGACAACTCCCCATCGAGTACATGATGGATTATGCGACCAATACCAAGACCCATGCGTGGATCAATATCCCGCCGACGCTTTCAGTCGATGCAGCGGTTGCGGTAATCATCCTCGCTCGGAAGCTTCTGCCATCTCAATATAAGCTCTTCGTTGAGTGGTCGAATGAAGTCTGGAACACCGGGTTCATGATCGGGCAGAAAGCCCTGGCTACCGGCAATCCAAAACTCTTTTACGCCCAAAACGTCGCGGCCTTGTCCAAGGCAATTCAAGCCACCGGGCTCTTGAACACCTATATCCAGCTCTGCTGGCAATTCGGGAACGGAAGCTCTCTAACCACTCTTTACAACTACTATATCTCCGCCGGCGGGGTTCCTGATCTGGTCTATGGCTTGTGTCCTGCGCCTTATATCTACCCCATTGGCAAGGATTCTGCGGGCAACAAGATCGATTGGTCCACCAGATCCGATGACGATCTCATCGCTTCAATGCAGACCAATCTCCCGGCTATTCTTGCCAACTATCCCAAATGGGCTGCAGCCTGCCGGGCGTTGAATAAAAAGTTCTGCATCTATGAGCTTAACGTCTCGCCGATTTCAATCTCCGAGCGGTATCTTCCCGATGCTGAAATTCTTCGCCGCGCACGAGTCGCTCGCGATCCGCGTTGTGCTCAGATGATCCAGCAATCTCTCGTCACCTTCGAACAGTGCGGTGGGAACTTTGCCTGCCTCTACGAATCGGTCGGAAATAACTGTTTTGGCATTCTTCGCGAGTACGAAACTCCTTCCGATCCACGACTCGATCTTTCCAAGAATTGGAATATCTCTGCCACTCGTGAAACGGCAATGAATGTGATTTAAACCTGAAAAGGAATCCCCATGCCTGATTATTATTCTGATCTTAACCTCGATCCTTCAGCTTCGCCTGAAGAGATCCAAAAAGCCGGACGTGCAGCAATGCGTAAGCACCACCCTGACACTGGAGATGGTGATCGGGAAAAATTCGACGCAGCTAATCGGGCATGGGCGGTTCTGCGCGATCCTGAGCGCAAGGCCAAATACGATCGCGGGGAAGAGGAATCTCCGCAAGCCGATTCTCGAACCGAAGTCTTCATGCGAATGTCGATGCTTTTAAACATGGTCATGAATGAAGTCGGGGATAATTATTCATCGATTGACCTTCTGTCCCGGATGAATGAGAAGCTTAAGTCTATTATCAACGCAACACTTACAGCTCGAAAAGCCAACGGCAAACAGATCATTCGGATCAAAAAGGTTTTAAAACGCTTCAAGTATTCCGGCAAAGAATCGGATATCTTCCGACATCATCTCGAAGCCGAAATTCGGGATCTTTATCACGGAATTGAAGCTGCTCGGCGGGAAGCCGAACTCTGCAACCAAATTCGAGCTCGACTCGCTGATTACGAATATGAGTTTGAAGCCCCACCTCCAAAACCTTCGCAATTTTGGGATGCTGGTCTTTATCCTATTCCACAGAATAAACGATCTTCTTATTTCCCTTTCACCACTACCTGAAAAGGACTCTCCGCGATGAGCGATATGCAACCTACCGAAGATCAACAACTTGCCCTCGATCAAATGGTCACCTGGATCAACGAGGGATATTCTTCCAATTCTCGAAGATTTGTGCACGACAAGCCTTATTATGTACTTCAGGGCTACGCCGGTACTGGAAAATCCTTTGCCATTACCAAACTCATTGAAGCTTTAGGCATTCGGCAATCCGAAATCGCTTTCACTGCCCCAACCAATAAAGCCGCAAAGGTTCTTCGGAACTATCTCGACGATTCGGAATTGTTCGACTGTCCTACTCGAACGATCTATTCGCTTCTTGGCTTATCCCTTCAAGCCAATGGCGAAATCAAAGAACTTGCTCGGCCGGAAGAACCTGTAGATCTTTCCGGCTATCGAGTAATCATTGTCGATGAAGCTTCTATGGTCAATCGTTTCCTTATGGAAGCCATTGCTGATGCTTATTCCGATTGGGGCCGACCTTTCATCTTCATGGGCGATCCTGCTCAGCTTCCTCCTGTCGGCGAAATCCGATCTCCGGTCTTCGAAATCGATCACGGATTTACCCTAACCAAGGTCCTTCGCTATGGTAACTCTATGCTTGATCTGGCTACTCGTATTCGGAATATCGTCGATCATCCTTTTCCATCAATCCAAATCTCTTCCAACCCTCCTGTTTATCGCATTTCTAAATCTGATTGGTTTTCTCGCATTATTGCGGATCTTGAACTTTTAAAAGAAGGCGAAGCTAAGATCATTGCTTGGCGAAACGTCAAGGTTGACGAATACAACCAGATGGTGCGGAAACAAATCTTTGGTCAAGAAGCCCGGGCGAATTTCTGGCTACCTGGTGATGAAATCATTGCCAAGGCTCCTTTGAAAGATCTCGACGATCGGGTCTTTATGCAGAATGCTGAGGAAGCCACGATTGAAGAAATTGCCATCGGAACTCATCCGATCTTTTCTGAGTACGAGATCTATAACCTCCTCGTCGCCCACGAGTCCGGGCGGAAGTTCACCATTCGTACTCTTACCCAATCCGGGCAATTCCAAGTCAATAACCGACTAAACGAACTCTCCATGCAGGCCAAGAATGGCCAACGCTATAAATGGAAAGAGTTTTGGGAACTTAAAGAAGCCTTCCACGAAGTCAAGCATGCTTACGCCATCACCAGCCATATGTCTCAGGGATCTTCCTATAAAAAGGTTTTCGTTGATCTCGAAGACATCATGCTAAACCGCAATCGTCAGGAAGCTTTTCGTTCCCTCTACGTCGCTGCGACTCGACAACGAGAAGAAATTTACTTCGCTTAGAATATCAATTGATCCCGGGGGGTTTGGGTGTATATTTCCCGGGATGATTCCATCTATCCAATCATTCGCTTTCCACCTCGAAAGGATATATCGGCATATGTCAGTTTCCCCCGAAACTATCGCGAAGGTTGCCGTTTGGCGCCAGAAAGCCCGGGATGGGACAATAACCACAGAGGAGTTGAAAGAAGCCATTCAATACCTCCGCGCAGACCGTGAGGCCATGCCCGCGGCTGCCCCTAAAGCCCGCAAGCCTGTGATCAATGGCGATGATCTGCTTTCGGAGTTGGACAATCTATGAGTCCTCCCTTTCCCATCGCCATCGATTCCACGATGCTTGGGGCTTTTCGCTCCTGTCCACAGAAAATGTTCCGGGCTTATATGGAACATTGGAAGCCTCAAGCCGAATCCGTTCATCTAGTCGCCGGGGGAGCTTTCGCCGATGGTATCGAAGCTGCAAGACGAGCCTTCTACGAGGAGAACCTTCCAGCAGCTGACGCCGTTGCAATTGGCCTTGAGGCACTTATCCATCGCTATGGAGACTTTGAGTGCCCGCCCGACTCCGCAAAATCACTCGAACGCACAGCAGGCGCTCTTGAATTTTACTTCGCAAATTATCCTCTCGGAGCAGATGGTGCCGAGCCTGTACTGTTTCCGAATGGTAAACGAGGTATTGAGTTTTCTTTCGCGTGTCCACTGCCAGTGAATCATCCGATCTCCGGCGAACCGATACTTTATACTGGAAGATCCGATATGATCGCCGAAGCCTTCGGCGGGGTTTATATCTACGATGAAAAAACCACTTCCAGTCTCGGGCCTACATGGTCGCGACAGTGGGATATGCGTTCGCAATTCACGGGATATTGCTGGGCAGCGAAGGAATTTGGTCTAAATCCTTCAGGTGTCGTGGTTCGCGGAGTTTCGATTCTTAAAACCAAATACGACACGCAACAAGCGATTACCTATCGTTCGGGCTTTGAAATCGATCGGTGGATTGATCAAAGCTGCCGCGACATCGAGCGCATGATCCAGGCCTGGAAAGAAGGCCATTGGGATTATAATCTTGATCATGCTTGTACTGAATATGGAGGTTGTGGATTTGTCAATGTTTGCAAATCCGCGGAGCCGCAAAATTGGCTCGAATTGTATTTTCGGCAAAGAGTCTGGGATCCCTTGGCAAGGAAAGAGATTACTGTCGAGGAATATGAAGAAAGGCTGCCGAAATGACAGTAGACCTAGAGAAACGCCTTGAAGCTCTGCTGGCGGAAGCGACTCCGGGGCCTTGGACCCAAAAGGTCGAACCGGAGCGCTATCCCGAATGTGATGATGCCGACCTGCCCGCCTTGATCCGGGCTCCGGGCGGCGCTGTCATTGCGTACCTTGCCGAGCGTTTCGGCGCTCATCTTGAGCGGCTGAACGAAGCTGATGCGGCCCTCATCGTCGAAGCCAAGAACGCCCTCCCGGCCCTCCTCACCCAACTAAGGGAATACCGCACAGCGTTGGAGGCCAGACCCGCGATGCCGGAGCGGGAGGCGATCAAGCCGCGCAAGGATTGGACCGAGCGCGAAATCTTGGCCGAGGCCTACTCCGATGCTGCGCGCTCATGGATCGCGCCCGTTCAAGGATATGGCGCTGGCATACCGTGGCCTCTGCATCTTGAAGCATACGATGTCTATTGCAAAAAATACGGCCGCCAGACGGCCCTCATCGACAAGCCCGGTCGGAACTGTCGCGGTGGGTTCGGCACCGGGGAACTGGACGTATTCATTCCCGGCTGGCGCGATCGCGTCTCCGAAACTGCCAAGCTAAAGGCGCGAATTGCGGAGCTTGAAGCCGCACTCCCAACCACAGGGGACGTGAGAGAGGTCGCGCCCGAGAGGGAGGCGCTCGGGTTCCTGTGCGGCTTTGTTGATGAAAATCCAGAACACGTTCTAGTCGGCGATGAGGAAATAAAGCGGTCCGTTCCCGTCTTTGTGCTCCGGGCAGTTGCCGCAGCCCTCGCATCCCCTCCGTCCGCGCACGACATGCGAGAGGCGGAATTGGATGCCGCCGCACGGGCGCTCTACAAGGCGTACGAGGAAACCACAGACCAGCACGTTTGCGATATATGGGAGTGGGCGGTCAGTCACCCCGACCAGGAAGTGCAGCGATCATGCGCGCAGACCGTCGAGGAAATGCGAGAATGGGCGAGAAAGGTTCTCACTGCCGCAGCCCTAGCCTCCTCCCCCATGGATGCCGTTAAAGCGGCGGTAGAGGCTGAGCGGGAAGCTTGTGCGAAGGTGGTGGATGACGAGATCACCCGCATATTCAACCAAACAACGGATGGACGCGGCTCCAATGTTGCAAGGCGTATTCGCGACATGATCCGCGCACGCGCTGGGGGTGGGGAATGAGCAACGAATATAAGCAAACTCTTGCTCGTTTTGAAGCTGCCGTCCGTGCTCATGAAATGCGTGGAACTCAGCCTCCTTCAGATATTCCACAAATTGAGAAAGAATACGAAGACGCCAAACGAGCTTTAGTTATTAAACTAACCTATCGTTCTTATCGGCAGAAAGATTCTTTATCATGACCCAGGTTTGGATTTGCTCTCATTGCGGCAGATCTTATGCCTTCAAATCTCTCCAATCTTCCTATGGAGAGTTACCTTCAGGCTTCTTCCCCAAACGTGGTTGCTGTGAACTTTGCACTCCTGTCGGCTATGAATGGCCTGGGATGACAGATTTCTCTCTAACCATTCCCGAAAATCCTGAGTTTCTCTTCCTAGCCTTTATCGGCGAGTTAAACCTCTTTTTCAAAAGGAATCCTCAATGCCCACCGAATATTCCCTTCCGGGTGTTAATGTCCTTCTCGAAGGCCCGTCAGGGACAGGAAAAACCTATGCCATCGGAACTCTTGTGGACGCAGGAATTGAAACATTTTATCTCGCACTCGAGTCCGGATTTGAATCCCTCGCAGGTTATTGGACAGATCGTGGACAGCCAATTCCCGGAAACCTCCACTGGCATAAGCTAGATGCCCCGACAGCATCGTTCGATGCGCTGATTGATTCGGCGCAAAAAATCAATACCCTCCCTCTCGACGCGCTGTCTAAGCTCGCCGATCCCAAGCGTTCCCAACACAACCAATTCGTCAAGCTTCTCCAAGCCCTGAACAATTTCGTCGATGATCGGACTGGTGAAGCTTTCGGTCCTGTCGATAAATGGGACCAATCTCGAGCCATTGTCATCGACGGAATGTCAGGAATTTCCAATGCAGCTTTGTCACTTGTTGTTGGTGGAAAGCCCGTCCGCTCCCAGGCCGATTGGGGCATTGCTCAGAATACAGTCGAGCAACTCATCCTCATGCTCTGTAATAACTGCAAGTGCCACTTCATCCTTCTGGCTCATGTTGAGCGGGAGGTTGACCAAGTACTGGGTGGGATCAAGCTCATGACATCAACTCTCGGCAAGGCCCTAGCCCCAAAGATTCCAGCGATGTTTTCCGACGTAATCCTAACCGTTCGGGGCGGAGATCGTTGGTCGTGGGATACAGCTTCTACCCTGGCCGATGTCAAAACCCGTAACCTCCCTATCGCCGCGGCCATTACTCCTGATTTCAAGCAAATCATTGAGAAGTGGCGCAATCGCCAAAAGGACCATTCCAATGGCTAGAATTTCTCTCGAGATCCTGGAACTAACCTCTTTACTCCAGGCTATCAAAACCGAGGAAACCTCAATCTCTCTGGCCTTGAAAAAGGCCCGGAAGCTCAACAACGTCGAAGATCTTGTCTCCCTTTCTTGTTCCTACGCCGATCTGCAATCCGCCCGGCGGAAGCTTGAAGAAGGACTTGCATCCGACACCAAATCCAATCCATTATCAAATACCAAATAGCCAAGCCCGGGACACTTGGTTATGATTTTTCAGAGACCTCCTGCTTCTGAAAAATCTTCCCCCACACGTCCTTTGTTCAGTAGCGTTGCGTACCTTTTCTTTTTCTCTTAAGGATTTCTTTACCATGGCTTCTGCTTTTGATCCTACAGCTTTTCTGAATGCAACCATTACCGAATCAAACTCCACCGAAACCGTTCCAGTGCCCGAAGGGGAATATCTTTCGATCTCCGAGAAGGCTGAAGTTGTTCCGTGGCAATCGCGCGACGGTTCCAATTCCGGCCTCAAGCTCGTTATCACCTGGGAAATCCAGGACGAAGGCGTAAAGGAGCTTCTCGCCCGTTCGAAGGTAACTGCCCGTCAGGATATCATGCTCGATCTTACCGAAACCGGTCAGCTCGACATGGGCAAAGGTCGCAACGTCGCTCTCGGGCGCCTGCGCGAAGCCTTGGATCTGAACAAGCCCGGTGATCCTTTCTCCTTCGCCATGATCGCAGGGCGCATGGGAAAGATCGTCATCAAACACCGGATCGCTGAAATCAACGGCGTTCAGCAGCCGGTGGCTGAGGTTAAGGGCGTTTTGAAGCCGTAATAACTGCCCGACTGTAGCCAAGGGAGGTTCGTCTTCCCTTGGCTATTTTTTTGAGGATTTGAGAAATGGATCACAATAAACTAGCTGCCGAAATTCACCAAGACAACGTTAACGCCGGATGGTGGACTCGGATGTATCCAGAACATCCCACGGATTTCAGAGTCAATCCCCGGAATATCGGTGAATTGCTTTGTCTTGTTCATTCCGAGATCTCCGAAGGTTTCGAAGGCCTGAAACTCCAACTTCGTGATGATCATTTGATTCACCGATCAATGTTCGAAGTCGAGCTAGCCGATGCCGCGATCAGAATTTATGATATTCTTGGCTATTATGCTGAACCAGTCGATATTCGTCGGCTTTCGTCGGTTTTTGCTTCTGCTAGCGAATATCAGCTTCTTCTCGAAATTCATCTTCGCCTTTCCCATGCCATGGAAGGTTTTCGGAAGAACAAAACCGCTGAAGGTCTTTTGAACCTCAGTACTGCCTTGGCGTTTATCTGGCATCTGGCCGGAAACGTTCGAGGCTATGATCTGGCAAAAATCATCGAAGAAAAGCGCGAGTACAATCGCAACCGTGCGGATCACAAACTTGAAAACCGCGCTAAAGAAGGCGGGAAAGCTTTCTAATGACTCATGTTTCTTTGATCTCCGATATCAAGATTTCCGCCGATCGGCAGCGCCGTGAGTTCAACCCCGACGCCATAATCGAATTAGCCAATTCCATCGAGGCCCGGGGACTGCTTCACGCCCCGGTTTGCCGGGAAACGGCCAACGGATTGGTTTTGGTGGCCGGTGAACGTCGTCTGCGGGCGATTGAGTCCCTGTACGCCATGGGCGGGAAATTCACCCACAACGGCCGGATTTTTGCCGAGCCCGAGATTCCTTATAGCACTCTTGGTGAGCTATCTCCTCTCGAAGCCGAAGAAGCCGAACTCGATGAGAATCTAAAACGCCAGAATCTCTCTTGGCAAGAAGAAACCGCCGCGATTGCCCGGCTGCATAAATTGCGACTTGCCCAGGCCGAAATTTCCAATCAATCTCATTCCGTCGCGGATACAGCTCGGGAAGTTTTCGCCGACGAAACGAAGGATAAGTCCAATGCGGAATTGGGTTTTTACAGAGATAAAGTTCGGACTGATCTTATCTTGGCGAATCATCTGGACAATCCTGAAGTGTCTAAAGCCAAGACTGCCAAGGACGCGCTCAAAATCCTTAAAAAACAAGAAGAAACTTCACGCAATCGTGAACTGGCCGAACGTGTTGGGGCAAAATATTCTTCAACGTCGCACACTCTGGTCAACGAGGATTGCACCACTTGGCTCGGAAAATGCCTTGATTCTCAATTCGATGTTATATGCACCGATCCTCCCTACGGCATGGATGCCGACGCTTTCGGAGATGGAGGCGGTAAACTTGAAAACTCGGAGCATCATTATAAAGATGATGTCGGAACGTGGCGTGATCTTATGCAACGGGTCGTGCCAGAGCTTTTTCGCGTAGCCAAGCCTCAGGCTCATGCTTATATTTTCTGCGATCTGGACCGGTTTCATGAGCTGAAGGGTTTGATGGAAACTGCTGGGTGGTATGTCTTTCGAACCCCTTTGATCAACTACAAGCCTAATTCCGGCCGAGTACCTCTTCCCGAGCACGGACCCCGTCGCCAGTACGAGATTTGTCTCTATGCCATAAAAGGCAAAAAACCCGTCACTGCAATTTTCGGTGATGTTATAACCACAACCCTCGAGGAGAACTTGACCCATGGCGCACAAAAACCTGTGGCTCTTTATCGCAATCTTTTGGAGCGTTCTGTGCGCCCTGGCGACCGGGTTCTTGATTGTTTCGCTGGTACCGGAACTATATTCCCTGCTGCGCATGAGATGAAAATCTATGCTACCGGAATCGAGCTAAACTCCGAATACTACGGCATCGCTGTAAAGCGCTTAAAAGCTCTCGATAACCCTGATTGACTTCTGCCTATAACTTAATCCATAATATCTATTCGGCGGAGTTGGCACATGGAAATTCAGCCTTCAGGCTCAATACAATCAAAAGTCATGATCGTAGTAGATTGCCCGTCATACTCCGATTTGAAAGCTAATTCATTCCTTGCAGGTTCTTCGGGAACCGAGTTCAACCGGATGTTGCAAGACGCCGGGCTTTCGCGCTCGGAGTGTTTTGTCACTTCTGTCGTCCGGCGGTTGATTCCTCAATGCGAAATCACCTCGGTCGTTGCCATGCGCAAAGCCGATATAACCCCGATGCACAAGCCTTTTGGTTCCAAAATGGTTCTGGAACCCTTTTCCGTCGGGGCATTGATGCTGCTTAAGGAGATTGATCTTGTCAAACCCCGAGTCATTGTGGTCCTGGGCAATGGAGGTCTCTTCGCTCTTACAGGAAAGTGGGGGATCGGATCCTGGCGGGGCAGTGAGTTGCGTTATACATCTCTTGGCGGGCACGAATGTATTGTGCTACCTACCCGCGACGGTGGATACATCAACTCTGTCTGGAAAGATCGACAGATTATTGTCCAGGATCTCCGAAGAGTTGCAGCCCATGCGCATCGGGAGACTCTCCTTCCGCCCAAAGCCTATAAGTTTATCGTCCGTCCTTCCTTCTCAACCGTTGTCTCAACGCTCAACACTCTTCTTCGACGCGCAGACGAAGCTGCTCTTAAACTCTCCGTGGATATCGAAACCCGAGGGGGACATATTGCGTGCACAGGTATCGCGTGGTCGGATCTCGACGCCATCTGTATCCCGCAAATGCGGGACGGTAATAAACATTACTGGCTCGAAGAGGAAGAAGCGTTCATAACTACGAAATTGTACAAACTTCTGACTCATCCGAATGTTGAAGTTGTTGGGCAGAATTTTCTCTATGATGCCCAGTACTTTTTCCGTTGGTTTCACTTTATCCCGCGGCTTAAGCGCGATACCATGATCACACAGCATGTGATTTTCAATTCCATGCCGAAGGGGTTGGATTTTCTCTCTTCTATGTGGTGTGAAGAGCATGTCTACTGGAAGGATGAGTCCAAGAATTGGGACCCGAAACTCGGCGAAGAACAGCTCTGGGTCTATAATTGCAAGGACTGCTGCATCACCTTTGAAGTCGATAGCAATCAACAAAAAGCCATCGATCAGATGCTGCCTTCATGGCCGAAACTTCGTGAAGTTCATGACTTCCAACAAGCTCTTTTCTACCCGGTGCTCAACACCATGAACAAGGGCATTCGCGTGGATCATCAGTCCCGCGAACGGCTTTCTCGCGAACTTGCTGAAGCAATTGATTCGCGAAATTCCTGGCTCGAGACCGTCGTCGGGCATCCATTGAATATCAAATCTCCCAAGCAAATGGTGGATTTTTTCTACCGCGAGCTTGCCCAAAAAGAGATCCGTTCTCGCAAATCTGGAGGTCTAACCGCAGATGATTCGGCTTTGGAGAAACTCGGCCAGCGAGAACCATTACTTCTTCCCATTCTTGAGCGTATTGCAGATTTGCGTTCCCTGGGTGTATTCCGGTCAACCTTTGTCGAAGCTCCTGCCGATACCGACGGTCGGATGCGGTGCTCGTTCAACATCGCCGGGACCGCAACCTATCGATTTAGCTCTTCCCAGAACGCATTTAATTCTGGAATGAATCTGCAAAATCTCCCTGTCGGTGATGAAGAAGGCTCCCACGGCACCGCGATGCCAAACATCCGGAAGCTCTTCCTCCCTGATCCAGGCTATGAATTTTTCGATATCGATCTTGATTCCGCCGACCTTCGCATAGTTGTCGAGGAGGCCGACGTACCCGAAATGCGCGAATGGCTGCGGGAGGGTAAGAAGCCTTATGTCGAAGTTGCGAAGGAATATTATAAAGATCCTACAATCGATAAGAACCATCCATCTTATAAGTTTTTCAAAGCCTTCTGCCACGCCACCCATTATTTGGGCACTCCTTCTGGAATGGCTGATCGTATTAATCAGCATTGCCGTATGTATGGCATTCCCAGTCTCTCGGTTGATGCTATTGCAAAACTTCAATCCTGGTATTTTGGTAAATTTCCTTCAATCAGCGACTGGCACAGTCGAATAAAAGATCAAGTTGCTACGAAGCGGTATGTGGAAAATATCTTCGGATATCGCATGTGGTTCTTTGGGCGGGTTGAAGGGAATATTTTTAATGAAGCTGTGGCTTCAATTCCACAATCAACCGTTGCCTGTTTGATCAACCGCGGCTATTACAACCTCCACCATAATCATCCCGAAATCGAAGTTCTTCTCCAAGTCCATGATTCCCTTGCTGGTCAGTATCCTCGTGAAATCCAATCCACAGCCTTGCAAACCATTCAATCCGCTTGCTCAGTAATATTGCCTTATAAAAACCCGCTGATCGTTCCGGTCGGCATTAAATCATCTGCGGATTCCTGGGGGGCGTGTGGGTAATAGACATTTCGAGAACTGGATCTCGGCATTTATGGAGTATGCTTCTTATGGAGAAGCCCCACGACATATGTATTTCTGGACGGCGGTGTCAACTCTCGCTGGGGCTCTTCGGCGTCGAGTTTGGATCGATCAGGCATACTTCAGATGGCATCCTAATTTTTACGTCATACTCGTTGCCCCGCCAGGGATTGTGTCTAAATCGACAACAGCCGGAGTTGGGATGTCCCTTCTCAAGAAAGTGCCTGACATCAAGTTCGGCCCGGACGTAGTGACTTGGCAAGCTCTCGTAGGCTCCTTCGCTGAATCAACTATGAGCTTCGAATACGAAGGAGAGTTTCATGCCATGTCAGCCCTTACCATCGAATCGAGTGAGTTTGGTAATCTACTCAACCCGTCCGACAAGGAAATGGTTGATTTGCTTGTATCGCTATGGGATGGCAAGCCCGGAGCTTTTACAAAGCGTACCAAAGGTTCAGGCAATGATGAGGTTGTCAATCCCTGGATTAATCTCATCGCTTGTACGACTCCGGCTTGGATTGCTGGCAATTTCCCAGAATACATGATTGGCGGAGGATTTACCTCTCGGTGTATTTTTGTCTACGCGGATCAAAAGGCTAAATTCGTAGCCTATCCGGGCAAAGATGTGCCGAAAAACCTCGCCGATATTGGGCAGAAACTGGTCGAGGATCTTTGCCAGATCTCGATGATGTCCGGGGAATATCGCCTAACCGCTGATGCAGTTCACTGGGGCGAAGCCTGGTACCAACAACATTACACCGTCAAAAATCTGGAATTAGACGATGATCGATTCGGAGGATATTTGGCCCGGAAACAGACTCATATCCACAAGCTTGCAATGGTGCTTGCTGCCGCTGAGTCCGACAGGCTGGTTATCACCGCCGAACACCTGGCTCTTGCCAATACCATGGTATCTGATCTCGAACCCGATATGCAATTCGTATTTTCCAAGATTGGAAAAACCGAAGATTCTCTTTATATCGAACGTTTGATCTGGTATGTCCACAAGCGTGGTGGGTGTGAGTGGAACGAAGCTTATCGTTTCGTTCATAAGCACTTCCCAAAAATGACTGACTTTGAAGCCGTCATCACTGGTGCAATCCGGGCGGGATATTTGATCCTAAAAAACGAAGGCGGCCGGATGATGTTGAGTCCTGGAGTCGAACCCGACTCGGCCTCTAATGGCACAAAAAAGACCCCCGTGGCTGCATAAACCCGGGGGTCAGTGGGAGAGTCAGTGAGCGTAATATAGAATATTCAAAATCGCTCCGGCAGTCTGACTAATGAATTGCAGCTGCCCGAATCTCCCCGAAGTATAGATCAGCACATCACCGACGGCTAATGGCATTCCTACCGATGCCGTGGGAGCTACGTTGTCGTCCCGGTAGCGAGCGGCCTGCCCCTCGACTTTGATCACCGCCACGGTTGTTCCGATCGGCGGGGGTGCCCCTAATGTGGTCAATGTCCCACCCGCGTCCGCGCTAACCTGATAATATCCCAGTGGCCTTTCGGCGTTGTAACCTTGTTGCATTTAAGATCCTCCAAAATTGCCCCGGGATAAATCGATCGCTATTCCCCGGGATTAAACGTCTTGCGCTGCCTCATGCGCCGCTTCCGCAGCTTGATCAGCTTGCTGTAAAAGCGCCAAAATCCCAGCCTGATCCTGCGCCGACAAAAGCGGCAATAGTGCATTCAGTGCTTGTATTGCTGCGGTTGCAGCTTGGATAATCGCAGCGGCTTTCATCATTGGCCTCCCTGAAGCGAGTTAACCGCAGTGGTTAGTTGTTTCTGCGCGAGAATCAGATCCGCCGAAGTCGCCGCGGTTTTGACCAGTTGCAACGCTGCCCAAGCTGCAGTTTCAAATTCATGAAACTTCGCCGAGGAAAGCTTTCCGGATTGAACGCGCTGGATACCAATATTCACTGCATTGGTGTAAATCTGATCCGCCGAATAATGAGCCAATTGCCCGGCAGTCATCGGACTTGTCTGCATCGTACAGGCACTTAGACTAGCCACCAATCCGATGGAAATAAGAATCTTTTTCATCTTATTTCACCTTTGCGATCGAGTCAGGGACGAAATTCGCCAGGGTCTTTTTCTGCTCATTCGAGATATAAGACCGGATCGCACCCCAAACCGCAACCAGAATCACGACAATCGCCGCGGTGATCTTAGCAACATCATCGTTGGAAAAGTACCCCGTGATCCCGAAGTACGACAGTCCTGCGATGATCAATCGTTGGATCAGTGTCGATAACCCCACCAGAACCGAGTTTGAATTTACTTCCATTCTTTCCTCCTACGCCAACTCGAAGTGAGGAGAATCCGTCTCCCCCTTTTCCCGAAGTTTTCCGTCCATATCCCAATCACCGCCATATCTGACTCGGACCTTTTTCTCCGCCGCGACAGCCATTATAGCGTGATATAATTCGTCGAAATATTCGTATCCTTTTGTCCCATCGTCAAGCTTTCCCTGACGCAGGGGATAAATATCCACAGCCTTACCATCGACGTGTTTGGAATGGAGAGTCCAGGAAATTTTCGGCCCCGGGAGCGGCGGGAGACTAATCCCAACAGCGAGAAGTTCTGCCTTAGTTCTCCCATGGCAATAATTCAAAATTGCTTGTTCTTTGGTTCTTCGACCTTCGGAAACAATACAATTAAAAGGAATCCTTTTCACGGCTTCGACTATAATTTCCTGTAACTTCGGATCGACAGTCCCGAGCCTGCTCATCGATGGTGGTACTAGCTTACCCATGAGGTTGATTCCATATTTTAAAATACCCCGCAATCAGAGCACCTACTGCTACAAGCCACCCAATTACTGGGCTTTTCAAAAGCAGCGCAAATGCTCCATCTCGGCCTTCCCGGCGAAGCTTTTCAGCTTCCAGTGAATTAACTCGTAATTCCAATGCAGTCATACGAACCTCGAAGCCAGTCGTCATGGTGTCGAGTCGTTGAGTTAATCGGCTTTCGAGTGAGTCCAATTTTCGCTCCCAATTTCCAGCAAGAAATTCTAGCGTTTGTTGAACATTATTCATCGAGTGGCGATGTTCGTGGATATAGGCATTAATCGCTGCGATTTGTTCAAGAGCCTCGATTAATTTTTCCGGTGATTCACTCACTCTTGGACTCCCTGGACTACGACGGTAAATGTATGGATACGGTTACAAAATCACTTCCGGTAAAACCGGTATTAAGATCTGTACCATCGATTCGTACAGTAATTGATTCAGTTTCATTTAGAGCAAAACCAGTCCAACCAATACCTCTTGCAATTGGACTATTGGCATTAGTTAGAGACAATTTACCACTAGGATTATTTGTAATAGTAAAGTTACAAGAATAATTCCCAGATCCGTTGGTGAAGGCTCCAACCACAACATTGCCAGAAGTACTGTTTATTCCATTCGTTTGACCACTTGAAGCCCCAGCAATATAAGGCGTTGTACCATTCCAATCGGCAAAGAAACCTTCTGGAATGATAGTAGCTCTTCCTGCTGCAACAGCCATCCCGATCCCCGTCATGAGATGCCTCCATTCAAGGCAACCCATTCATCGGTTGCGACTTTGAGCAACACCACAAGCCCGCGTTGAGCCAAGGTACGGGTACCTGTGGTAGCACTTCCACCAAGACGTAAGGTAACCCCACCGCTAGCTGCGATCGAAATGCTCGAACCACTGTTATTATAAACTGCAACTGTATCACCAACAGTAAACGCCACTGCCGAATTTAACGGTATCGTAATCGTACCAGTTGCTGGAATACACATACCGACATCAGCCAAGGCAAGCGTCCGCCCGGCTGTAGCAGATGTAAACGGAAGTGTCCGAAACCCAATCGCGCGTTCGGCGCCAGTACCTTCGGCGAAGCTAAGCGTTCCGCTCGAAGTAGCGAAGATATAACCCCATTGGGTTGTTAACAGATTATCGGTAAACTGCAAAATCGACTTATTCGAAGTCGCATTTCCTCCGATCCGCAGTCCGCCTGTGGTTCCAGAATTAGGCGTTGCTACATTTAAAACCGTCGGAAAGGTAATCGCAGTAGTTGTATATTCAGCAACCTTCGTACCAGCAACTGTAAAGCTAAGTTTCCCAGCCCCGTTGAGATAAAATCCTGTGTTCGACTCAGTATTAAACCGAATCGAGGGTGTCAAAACCGATCCATCTCCAACGCCTTTTAAGGCATTTCCTGCAAGATTAAAATCTCCCGTAAACCCTACTGAACCATCCCGCAGAAACGTCAGCGAGAGTGCATTGGAAATATCATTAATTACCTGAGTATAGTAACTCGACGAAATCACCTGCCCAGGAGAGGGCGGAAAAACCGGAAGTGCCGGAGGGCTATAAGTCCCTGAACCATTAAAGGGCATTATTCACCTCCTTCTTGTTGCTGCTGTTGCTGCAGATATTTGGCTAATTCAAGCATTTCTGGATCTTTTTGCCGTTCAGCTTCTTGAGCCAGATTGTTAATCGCGATTGGAATTTGCTCTTTCGGGAGTTTGGTAGTTTCCGCCAGCCACTTGACAGTCTTCGGATTGGTGAACCAGTTAGACACCTTCCGGGCTGTTAGTACACTACCACCAGCAACTCCGGCATATGCTGCACCAATGCCTGCGCCGAGTCTGGTATCTCCGGCCAAGGCACCACTCAACAGCCCCACCGGGGTTGAAAGCAAGCTGCTCAAAATCATCTGAGCCCCGAGTCTACCTTGCGCCGGGGTTGAAGCCGCACCGTACTTCTCACGCATTTGTTCAATCTTACCAATCGCATCAGTAATCTTATCCATATTCCCGCGAAAGTCTTCCCCGACGACTTTCGGATCAAAGACAACCTTCTTCGCCTCTCCATCCATGTTCCGGTAATTCTTCGCAAACCGGAACATATCGAAAGCTTCGGGATCTCCCGCGGCAGGCTTAGCAGCCCGGCGAAGAATTTGCGAAGTTACTGCCTGCCGGGCATCCGGGCTTAACGTCGAATAAACATTTCGAAGTACTGTTCCACCATCTTTCATACCAGAAAGGCTGGAAGTAAATACCTTTTCAAACCCACCATTTTTATCAATAACTGGCTTGACCGTTTCCAGAATATCATGATACCAGTCAGCAGTTTTCATGGCCTTATTGAATTGATCCAGCGATCCAGCTTTCTCCGCAGCATCTTTCATACTCTCGGAAAGCACACCATAAGCTCCACGAAGTGATCCGATGTCTCCACCAGCTTGATCGAAAGCTGCATTCTCAATCATTCGGCCGATGTTCGAGCGGATCTGCTTAACTGCTTCCAGTTCCATGCCTCCGGTGCCGGTTTTGGCCAGATTCGATTCCAGATCCTTTTTCAAATCCGCAGCGACTGTCGCCCACGCAGCAGGCGAGCCTCCGCCAACTGCCGGGTTCATAGTCAGATTTGGAGCCGTGGGATTGATCGAAGCTTTTTGCGCTACATAATCTTGAAACGGCCCCATATCGACGCGAGTGTCGGAAGGAAGCTTCTTATTCAAAAGATCAAACTGTCGATCAACAATCGAGCGCCCCTGAGGCTTAAAACCTTCTTCCGCATTCGAATGGATATAAGCACCAATATCTTCATTTGACATCGCGGGGTAAAGTTCATCAGCTTTTTGCATCAAAGTATCGCCGATGTTGGTTTCTTGTTGTTGATAGCGTTTAATCACGCCTCGGGAAGATCCGAACAATTGGCTTAGAAAAGATTCGATCTCTGCTGGACGCCCACCAAGAGCCTGACCAACCGTCGGGGTTTCACCCGCAGCTGCAAAGGTATCCAGCGCATTCCGAACGTTCGTGGGGTCCGAACCGCGCATGACACCTTTAACCGCAGCCCCTGCTCCGGTTTTGGCCAGCCCCGGCAACCCACCGAGCAACACCGAGGCCAGGATTTGGGATTTCAAATCCCCGCCGTTTTCGGCCACGGTTTGGCCACCTACGCCGCCTAGAACGCCGCCTGTTGCCTGCACAGTCGGTTCGGCGCGTAGGATATTGGCAACGGTTTTCCCACCCGCCATATCGGCCCCGGCGCCCATTGCGCCCATAGACATGACCCCACCGAGGCCTTCCATACCCGCCCCGAGCACCCGATCCATACGGCCATCATCCCCGGGCCTATCGGCGCGCATCCCGAGTTTCCCAGTCAGAAGCTCGTCAATCGCTGCACGGGTAGCCCCGGGCTCACTCGCAGCTTGATCCAGAAGCAACCCCGGCAATGCCGTAGCGCCTTTTAGAAGATGCTGTGCAGCCCAGCCAACACCGGTGTCCAAAAACCTCTTCCCACCATCACCTGCGGGTTGATCCAGTGGGGCTGCGGTTTTAGTAATAACCTTTGGTTTCGCTAAGAGCGCATTATCTGGCAGATCCACCCCTTGCAGATCCGGATTTCCAGCAGCAACCTGCTGTTTGATGAAATCCCCAATCCGCGCTGCCTGACCATCGTCATTAGCAGTGACGGTGTAGACCTTACCATCCTGGGTCGTGATCTGGTATTCGTGAGGCATTATTTAATCCTCTTGATCGTGATACCAGAAGCCGTACCTCCAATCGGTACGTTGAAATCGTTCTCCAAGCCCGAAACCATATTCGCGGTAGCAGGATTCGCTCGCATACGCTCGAAAACCCGGCGACCGGCTTTTTGAGCCTCAATCGCAGCGCGTTGGTTCAACTCGGCCAAATGCTTGATATTCCCCGGAGTTGATTCCAAGATTCCTGATTTAGCTTTCTGCAAGAATTCCCGATCCTTATCGGTAAATCCTTGACCCGAACCAAGTCCCGAGGCGTGGATATTGGCGAGAGTTGTATTAGCCATTTCGGCTTGGAGATTCTGTGTCGCAGTGACTTTGCCGGCTCCGGTGATTCCAATCGTTGCCAGAGCCGAATCCAGTGCCAGTCGCGCAGAAGCGCCAGTTCCTGTAATAGGATTCTTTTTGAGAAGGTCGATAATCCGCTGGGCGGACTGATAAGCCTGTGGAGCAGCTCGACCAGCTTGAATTGCTGCGGCGTCAGTTTTACCAATTTCATCCCCGATGGACTTGGCATAAGCACCTTCGCCGGTATTAACGAAAGTCGCATTGTACGAGGGCTTTCCTGCCGAAGCGATCGATAGTGCTGCCGAGACCGCCGGGGTATTGAGCGTCGGTTTGCCATCAGGCCCAATGATCACATTCTTCGAAACGTCATTAAGCACCGTTCCGGGTTTCTGATTGTACGGATCATAAACCTGACCACTCGGACCAAGTTCCATTTTATGTGCAGTGGTTCCTTGACTAACCTCTTTCATCGACCCATCCTTCATCTGCATGAAGGTGTGGATGTTGCCGTCAGGGCCTTTAAGATCAATCGGTGCCCCGGTGACTTCACCAGAGTTTTCCATCTTCTTCTGTTGAGCCTTGATCATAGCCTCAACCAGAGGATTATTTGCCAGAAGCGGATCAGTAGAATACTTTGCCAGAACCGAAGTCTGATCAGCAGTTGGATCGGAAATATCTTTCTGGAAGTTCGAAAGTCTTCCCTGATAATCCGCCATTCTCCGAGCATCCAGATCCGTCTGCTCTTGGTCCGCTCGCTTTTCCAGGTGCTTTCCGCCCCAAGCCGCCAATACCTGGGCCAGAGCCTGAAACGGCGAAGTCATCGGACCTTGCTGCTGTTGGTTCAGCAACGAATCTGCTAGAGCCCGTCGGCGGGCAATATCTCCCTGAATCGTCTCATACCCTGTCGGGATATAAGGTGTTTGGTTCTGTGGAACCATCATCGGGGTGGTAGGAATTGCCATTGATTTCAACCCCACGTCTTAATAGCAGTTGATCCCAGCGACCCTAGACCAGACATTAGACCAGCGTAGCCCTGCATCTTGGTGTTATAGGCATTCAAGGCGGAATTGTATTGATCACTTGTTGCCGCATATACCGGTGCCGCACCAATCTGCGCGCCGTTGGAGACATTTCCAAATGTCGGCATCTGAACCTGATTACCAGACCGGAGCGCATTCAACATATTCAGCGGCTGATTCTTGAAATAATCCGCTTGCTGAATTGCTTGCGAAACTGCCTGATTATTAAACTGTCCGGAAGCCAGACCTTGCTGGAACAGATTACCCTGAACACTATTGTTCAAATTGGCATTGTTCAAAGCCGCCTGATATGCCGAGTCCGAACGGCTTTGAGCTGCCTGCTGCGCAGCCAGAGATTGTCCGAATTGGGCTCCCTGAATCCCCATGGCATCTTCGAACAATCTTTGCTGCTCTTGACTCCCCGCCAAAAGCGCCGATGTTCGTTGGTCATTGACTGCCTGAGCATTTTGGAATTGTGCAGTTTTAAAAGCATCCGATCCGAGACTAATCCCCTGATTAGCCAGTTTCGCATCCAGACTATTTTGCTGCTGGTCTAATGTCGGCTGAAGCCTCGACATCAGGGCATTGGTGACTTGATCCCTTTGCGCAGCAAAATCATCCGCCGAGGGCATCTTGCCATAATTCAGCGCCGGAAGATTGGAATAATTTGGACCCGCAACCGAAGTGGTGTATTTCGACGGATCGACTGAGGGGCCATAAGAAAGCGGATTAAATTGGCTCGACGTGAGCGGATTCGAAGTCGCATCGGCAACATAACCAATCCCCTTAATTGCTTGATCATTCAGAGCCGTAGAGATTTGAGTGTTTTGATCGTACAGCTTCTGCTGCTCTGGTGAGAGCGTCGTCGTTGCAGTTGCAGAAGGAATGATCTTACCAGTTTGCGGATCTGTATACCCATGAGCATAGTCATAGGAATATTTCAGTGATCCGTCGGGACCAACCTGATTGATCTGGTTTAGAAAGTTCGACGCAACTGCGGAATTGACATTCGCGGCGCCTTGCTGCTGAGCAGCAGCTGCATAATCTGGAGCTTTAGGAGCCTTCGGTTTGCCCACGGTAACGATCTCCCAAGGATAGCCATTTACACTTTTCTTTGCTCAAAGTATAGAGCAGAAGATTCCCTTTCGGGCTGGCATCCTTGAGTGTCGCCTCAAGTTCAAATCCGATATTAGAACAGAATCGAATAGAGTCTTTATTCGATTCTTCTATCGGAGAAATAATCTTTTTACAACCTAATTGTTCAAAGGGGTAGTAGAAGCTAAACCACAAAAACTCTCGGTTGAGCCAGTGTCGCCCTTCACCTGCGCAGTGCATGATGACGGAAGCTCCGTTGAAATCGGTGTAGTAGGTGGCGGCCGAAATAGATCCATTTTGATCCAGAAGTCCAATTGTACTCCCTCGACCGGGGACCCAGAGACCATCTGTTTTCTCCATAATCCAGGGACCAAAAATATGATCCCAACCAACAACGACCTTCTTCACAAAATTCCGGCTCTTTCGAAAATAAAATCTGTCGAAACCCAGGAAATACTAGCAGTGCTGGTAGTACATTTCAATCTAAAAGAATGAAAGAACCCTGGGTTATTAGAGTTTGTCAACCACGCACTAGAGACTGGGACTTGCCCTCCAGACCAAACTGCCGTGTCCCAGATACCTTGATCCCAAAGATTAAATCCAGAAGAGAATGAGATCAAAGAATCATGGCCATCGCCATTGAACAGAGCAAAATCTGTATCAATGGCGGTTTGAATGGTTAGAGAACCCTGAAGTGTCAGATTCGGTCGAACAAGGTTGATAACCTTTTGTTGCGGACCAATGGACATATAAGCTTGCTGGCACAATCCTTGGATCGAATCTCCAGCATCAGAAGTCCCAGTCCAATTCTGATAGACTGTGGTTCCCATTGCGGAAAAGAGATTGTCCCCAAAAACTCCCCAACAATCAGCATCCCAACCAGTAAATCTGCACCACATTTTTGTCAGATCATTCATGACAAATTGTACAGATGAACTTCCCTCGATCATCGGGACATTGACAATTACAACGCTTTGAGTTGGATGGAGAGCTATCTGCCAGCCGAACACATTTCCATAGCCATTGACAGCATCTTTGAAAGCATTGACAATCTTGTCGCTGAGTGAAAGTGTTCGCTGAACCGTTGTGGATTGCAGAAGTTTGGTCAAGGGAAAAAGCCCATTCTTCGAAAGAAAGAGCAGATCCCCTCCATACTTAACCAAACATCGAGATCCCAGTGGTTTTCCCACATAGTACGTTCCAACCAGATTCCAATCAGTAGCACTAGCAGGATCAGTTCCCTGGTAAATCGCCATCTCACCTTCTGACGTGACAGTGACGAGATAATCATCTACACCATCGCCGCCGTCGAAGGTCCAAGATTCTTGGGCAACCAAATACCCACCTCGACGAAAAACATTCCCCATCGGAAAAGCCGTAACCGCGCCGCCGATTGAGTCAATTCCGAGGTAATAAGCCGTCATGGAATTTTTCTGGATAAACCAGAGTCGATGCTTGAAAAGGTGAACATTAATCAGCGTAGTGGTATCTACTCCGGTAACTGCTGAAGGCGTTCCGCCGCCCCCTGCAGCATCGGTATACCAAGTTGTCCCATTATATCTGCGAATGGTATCTACACCATTCACTGCGACCAAAAACGATCCACCGGAAGTGGTAAGATTTCGATATTGCCATTTACCATTGGTGCAACTTGAAACTGCCGCGCCAATCGCTCCTCCAGCAGTAACGTCAAAAATCCCATTACTAGTAGCGGCAAAAAACTGAGAAACCGTCCCGGAGTTATAAGACATTAGAGTCTTAACTGCCTGGGTGAATCCAGTAGCCCAGGAAATTTTCCCTGGTCTTAAATCAACCGTTCCAGTCGATGGGAAAAAATTATCCATCGCAACAGCATCGACAACACTCATCGAAGCCAAAGCATCTCGAGCGTTCCAGCCTCCCACGGGTGCAGGAACTGGCTTAGCCACTGCGGTCAAATTGGCGGGAAAAGGCGGCTTACGCCCTGTAGCCGGTCTAGGGCTTCTCAATCCACGCATCAGTTGTTCACCGGCCAGTTACCCGAGGGTACAAAGATCCCCGGACGAACATCCCAATTATTAGCCCCATCGAGTCGATAGACTCTCTTCGTCCCATCGCGCGCGATGTAGTTGTTCAGCATATTGTAATATCGGTCCATTTCAGGCTGATATGGAAGTCCTTTCAATTCCTTCCAACGATACGCCAGACCTTGCTTTAGAATTTTCTCTGGCAAAATTGAAGTATCAGTATCAGCCTGAAATACTGGCCGAAGTACCCCATCCGAAGATTTAACAGCAAAAGATGTAGCATATTCGAAAGAGATTTCGGAGAGGTTCCCAACCGTTGGGGCAGGGTTGATCAAAAAATGATCTCCCCGGATTCGGTATTTGTACCAAGGTCCAGGGTTTGGAATAGCCTTCAACGCCTGCCATTCGACATCAGTTACCGGACCGTAAAGTGGTCTTCGAAGCGTTCGATCCCAAAAAGTTCCATTCGCCGCCCAAAGAAATCCTGTATCCGGCAAGATATCAGTAGTGAATGTTCCCTGGTCTTCTCCCGGAATCATCGTCCAGAGAGCTTCTTGTGTAAACGCTTGCCAATTATTCTCGTCGATAAGATTTTCGACCAGATTGTTCAATAGTCCAAGAAGCTGTGCAACCGAAGTATCCTGACTCCCAATAACACTGGTAGGAATATTGAGCGCGTAAACTCGACAGTGATCTTGGACTATTGACAAAAGAGTCATTTAGGCCTCCTCTTTACTTTTCAGAGCTTCTAGGGCCGATTTAAGAGCCTGATTGTCGGTTTCGGCTTTTTCAGCACGACTGGTCAGATTCTGAATCTCTTGACGAAGCTTTTCCAATTCCCCGGCGATCTTGCCTTCCTTGCCTTGGGAGTCCAGCCAGGCTTGCGCCCGCTGCTTCAGTGCCCGACCACCAAGACCGATCATCACCAGAGCTGATTCGTTCGCTGCGGCGAGATCTTCCACCGTCCGCAAATTCGCATCGAGGCAGCTTTTGACCTGCGCCGGGGTAAACATCGGGCAATTGGTAATTGCCAGACCGTTTTCAGGAACTTCCCGACCGGCTTTGAATTCCTCAAAAGCGTGACGGAAGGCTCGCTGCCATTCGGCAGGCATCCGGCCATCGCGGACGTGGATATCGTTCTGCTGCAACCATTCGGTCGCAACTCGCTCGACTCGATCCTTCGACCCCATCGGGGTAATGATGGCGAAGATTATATCCTTGTACTTAATCCCACCTTCTTCCAGACTTGCCTCCCGATCTTCAATCGGGCGCATCTCGAATTGCACATACGGTGGGCGATCTTCAGCAGCTTGCATGTTCTATCTCCTCGGGCAGGAAAAATGGGAGGGAGTCCGTACCCAACTCCCTCCCAGCTTGCTCATTAGGTAATGGCACCCTGAGCAAACGGACGGTTCAAGTGCGCCACATTGTAGAACACTGTACCATTGTTATACGTCGCCGTGACAGTACCATTGACTGCCGCCGTCGTCGCATTGTTGAGGGTGACGACCTTGCCATCCGGCGAGATATCGACAATCAGGGTCGAAGCCGCGATTCCCGTTCCCGACAGATAGGCTCCGATAAACCAGCCATCGTCCGAAGGAACAGTCAGCTGAGTCGATCCAGAGTTCGCCACACCCGCCTTGGCAACCGTCGTCGTTGCCGGGGCAATGATACGGGCATTGAGAATCTGCTTGCCCGCAGAATTGGCACCGCCCTGGCCAGCAGCCGCGATACCGAAAGTGGTATCCGCTGCGACCGAAGCGTTGCAATTGACTGGAACGATACCGCCGATGCAGACCCAGAAGAACTGCCCGGCAGTAGCCGCAGTCATTGCGACTGCAAC